GGCGCTAATAGATCATTAGAGTTGTTAGGCAAGCATTTGAAATTGTTTACTGATAAGACAGAGTTATCTGGTGATAAAGATAAACCTGTTGAGATCAATGTCAATATTGTGGAGGAGTGATTGTATGATAGATGAATTTGCAAGAATGAAATGGAATGAGAAAGTTGCAGTTGTTATGGGATTAACTGGTGGAGTTATAGGTATAATTGGTGGGATTGTTGGAATGGTATCTGCTGTTAATTATGGTACTATTATGTATAGTGTTGGTGGGATTCCTATTGTTGGCTTATTATTAATGATTGCTCTTGTGTTGGTGTGGGGTGGATGTGCGTTTTTGCCTCATCCAATGATGCGGATTAAGTAGTTATACTAAGTCGATTTGGCGACACAACTCGTCAATCCTTATAAATAAAGCAACTATAAAAATTTAGTGAGACATTTTTGTCCCAAAACATATCAAAAACGAGACATTTTTGTCCCGATATTTTAGGTGATAATTTGTATAAAGAAACACGGTATATTAATAATGATGGAGTTCAATTAAATAGTAATGTAGAGCATTTCACGGAGGCAATGAACAATGATGGGTATCGAATTCCAAGCCACAAAGCAGGAACTAGGTTATTCAGAGATGTACATTTGCCTAAATTTATTTCTTATCAAGATAAAGGCAGGCTTTACGATCTATCGCAGTTAATGGTTGGAACTACTAATCTTATAGGTTATAAATCAAAAGGTAAGATATATGGATACACTGAGGATGAAATTGGTTCGCTGGTGGAGCTATCAGGTAAACGTGGTAGAGAGTTTGTAAGGCGTATGGAATACAACAAGATAATCAAGAAACTAGATGCAGGATATTATATGAATCCTGCTTTTTTCATGTCTACTGGTCAGAGGTTGTCTCTTGAATTGTTCTTACATTTCCAAGATGAGTTATTGCCATTGCTGCCAAAGTGGGTTGTTGATACGTTTCTAATGCAAGCGCAGGTTAAGAAGGTTTAGAAAGTGGGGTGAGTTGTGATGAATCTTAAAATGATTAAATGGTGGATAAAAGGACATTTAGAATGGCACACCGGAAAGTATTGGGCTGATTATATGGAACGATCTAGATGTATTTGTTGCGGAACGCAAGAGCGATTATCAAAGAAGATATTAGTTAGTTCTTATGATTATTGGAAAAATTACAGCCAAATTAATGGGTGTTAAATAAGATTCTCAATGTGCAATAACAACGAGTTATCGTACATTGAGATGGTAAATATTAGTAGAAAGATGGTGATAAAGTGGATATTTATGATGAATTTCAAGAATTTGAATACTTCTTTCTTAAGGCTACTCTGCCGGGTGGAATGATGTTAGATGATTATAATAAAGGAATGATAGAGTTTGTGAAGCTGCAAATAAGATATGCTAAACATTTAGAGTCGTTAACTCATAACAGAGATAAAAAAGAAAATGATTAACCTCAACATTAGCAGCAAAGTGTTCAACCCTTTATATTATGACTACCTTAACGACGAAACACATACACAGATATTCTTTGGCGGATCTTCAAGCGGTAAGTCATACTTTGTAATCGGTCAGCGTTGCGTTATTGATATGCTAAAAGGCGGTCACAACTATCTTATAGTACGTAATACGCAACTTACAGTTAGAAAGTCAGTATTCAATGAGATATTAAAGGCTATCAGCTTTTTTAAAGTTGGTAGCTATTTTAATGTTAATAAGACCGACTTAGTTATTACCTGTCACAATGGACACAGTATCATGATGGCTGGTTTAGATGATGCTGAGAAGATCAAGAGTATTACGCCTAGTAAGGGTGTTATTACCGATATTATAGTCGAAGAAGCCACAGAGACAGAGTATGCAGCAGTTAAACAGTTATATAAACGTCTTAGGGGTTTCTCAAAGGTAAAGAAACGAGTTATATTGCTGTTTAATCCGATTTTAAAAACTCACTGGATATATCAAGAATACTTTGGCGAATGGGACGATAGCAAGCAAGTATATAAGTCTGACGATCTATTGATTGTTAAGAGTACATACAAGGACAACAAGTTCTTAACTCCGGAAGATGTGTATCAACTTGAAAATGAAAAAGATATATACTACCGAGAGGTATACACTCTTGGGAACTGGGGAGTACTTGGAGCAGTAATCTTTAAGAACTGGTCAGCAATGGACACTAGGGAAGAGCAGAAGAAATTTGGATCTAATTGGTTTAATGGGCTTGACTTTGGGTTCTCTGCTGATCCATCCGCTTTTATACGTTGTTACTACGATAGAATGCGCATGACAATATACATTACAGACGAATTGTACTTATATGGAGCTACTAACGACATATTAGCAAGTGAGGTAAAACAAATTATTAGCCGTGATCCTGTTACGTGCGATTGCGCTGGATCATTAAGCATACAAGAACTGAGGCAACACGGAGTAACGTCTATACCATGTAAGAAGGGCAAAGACAGCGTTAATTTTGGCATACAATGGTTACAGAAAATGCAGATAGTGGTTGATAAGTCCTGTCAAAACTTCCTTAATGAGATCCAGCAGTACAAGTGGAGAGAGGACAAGGATGGTAACGCTACTACCCAACCTATTGACCGTAATAATCATTTGCTAGATGCATTACGCTACGCACTAGAACAAGAGATGAATTATGTAGAACTACACAAGAACAACGTTAAAATACCTAGAATTGGGGCTATGTAGGTGGATAATTATATTTATTTTACTGTAATATGCTCTATTGTTTCCATAATAGCTGGTTGTGTTTCAATTATTATGAACTTATCAGTTATTTTAGATGATTAAGGAGGTGACACATTGAAGCTAGACCAAACGACTAAAGACATGATATCTGCTAAACTGTGTGCTGATATCAAAGATGCAAACAGTAACTACGAGGATAATGTAGAGCCTAATGTAATAGAGCAGTATCGCATATACTACGCTGAAAAAGAGTTTTATGAAAAGATGTTTCCTGTACTATCAAAGACAAGTTCTCTAACCTCTACAGATGTATTTGATACCATGGAATGGACGCTGCCCGCACTAATGAAGATGTTTACAGCTAGTGAGGACATTATTACCTTGCAGGGTGTTACTGTAGAGGACGACAAGCCAGCAGAGACAATGCAGAAGCTTATCAACTACCAACTAACCAAGAAGAATCCTATATTCCAGATACTTTACACATGGTTTAAAGATGCTCTTATCACTAACTTAGGAATTGTTAAGTGTTACTGGGATAGAGAGGAAAAGGTAGTTAAGCAGCAGCAACAGATTGCATTATCAGAGGATGCATTGGCGCAGTTCCAACAGCAGTATGGCGATAAGATGAAGATCATTGAAGCTGTACCTGATTTAGCTACAGGTATTATTACTGTAACATTTGAAGCTCCTAAGATCATCAAGAATCAACCTGTAATTGAAAATATATTGGCTAGTGAGTTTAGGTATTCAAGTGATGCAAATAACCTGGATAACGCTGATTTTGTGGCTCACAGGAAAATAGTGAGCATTGACTACCTCCGTAAGAAAGCTAAAGAAGGATTGTATGATAAGCAAGCGGTAAAGGAAGTAGCAGACAAAGCGAAAGAGCCTGATTATACTACCCTTGATTATGAAAATAACCCACACCTTGACGAACGCAAACAACAAACAGACAGAGGCAGAGTTAAAACAGAGATATATGAGTGCTATGTAAAAATGGCATTGAAAGACGATCCGGAAGAAGAGTTAGAAAACTATATAATTACGATGTGCCAAGACATCATATTAAGGATTGAGCCTAATCACTATGGGCGACATCCTTTTTTTGCTATTAGTCCCAGTATTGATCCTCACCAAGTATATCCTAAACATGGATTTGTTGACTCTGTAGCACCTTTGCAACATCTTAAGACAGCAATGATCAAGCAACTAGCACACAATGTAGCAATTAGTAACAATCCTCAACTAGCTATTAATGCTAATATGTTAGTAGATATTAATGACGTTTTAGAAAGTAGACAGCTAATTCGTACAAATGGGGCTATCAATGAAGCCATACAAGCCGTTGCAAGACCGCAGTTACAGCCTTGGACGTTTAATATGCTTGAATATATTGATCAGCAAAGAGCAAGCCGTACAGGTATTACGCCTTACAACCAGGGTGTAGATTCAAATAGCATGAACAAGACGGCAACAGGCGTTAATCTCATTCAACAAGCAGCAAACCAGCGGATTGAATTGATAGGCAGAATGTTTAATGAAACAGGGTTAATACCATTGTTTAGATTTTTAGTAGAGCTTAACCAGAAGTTTATTGATGAAGAAACTGTAATACGCCTAACCAATGAGCAGCTTACTATTAGACCTGATGATTTAAACGGTGACTTTGATCTCATTGCTAATGGTGGCATGGGTGCAAGCAGCAAGGAAACGGAAATGGCGCAGGTGCAGAACTTGAGTGCATTAATAGAAAAGCTTATGCCTACTGGATTGGTTGGCGTAGATCAGATATATAACGCTGGCAAGAAAGCCATAGAAACAATGGGCTTTAAAAATGTCGATGATTATATAATGACTCCTGATAAGATACAGCAACAACCTCCTGAAAGTCCAAAAGCTACAGAAACAATTCGCATGGACTTTGCTTCATTGCCAGCCAACGCCAAGTCTCAATTGGCTAATATGTTAGGGTTACAAACTACACCGGAAGACTTTATACAGCAAATGCAATTAGAGCAGGATATTAAATCACAAGCAGAAGGACAGAAGATTATAGGGCAAGGTGCTGTTAATGTGTTTGAAGATATGCTGAAAGGAGTTAACAATGGACAAGGAACGCAGACAAATGGAACTGGAGCAGGAAATCAAGCAAGCGGAACTATGCAAGGAAATCAAGCTGTACCTCCTCAGATGGGAATGTGAGCGTAAAGAGTTTCTTGTAAAACTACTGTGTACTTGTCCTGCCGATGAAGTCTTATCAATACGTGGAGAACTAAAAGGGTTAACAGACTTCTTTAATTCTCTGAATACCAAAATAGACAATAGTAAAGTTGCCAAGCAAATGCTTAAAGAATTATAGTCTCAATGTTGAATAATTCGATATTATCGAACATTGATATTGGAGGTGAAACAATGCAAGGAACATGCAAAGAGTTTGATCCTAACAAAGGGTATGGAACCATTATAGGCGATGATGGGGGGAAGTACTTTTGCCACTTTTCGGCTATTCAATCTAGTAGCATTAGCTTGGATGAGGGGGATGCAGTGACGTTTACTCCTGCCACTAATGAAAACGTTATGCATGGTAAAATGGCAACCTTAGTGAATCATGGATAATGGAGGTGAAAAAGTGAGTAAGAAAAACCCTACAGCACAAGAGAAGTTTTATTATTCAACAGGTACTAAAAAATCACCAAAACCAAAGCCTAATAAGAATTAAGGAGGTGATCCTTTCTACGACAGGCTAATCCCCTGTTAATTTTTATGCTTAATAATTTAAATATAAAGGATGGTTAAAATGGAATTAAAACATGATTTATTAACAAGTAAATATACAAAGGTTTATCACGAAGATAATTTCAAGTTTAATGCACCGCATAGTTTTATTGTTGGTTTATCCGACACGCCTAGCGATTGCATTACACCTATTTGTGAAGTTCATTTTCAAGAAGGCCCAATAAAAGAAAATGGTGTAAATGGCGTATGTAACGAAGATTTAATTGCAATGGTTATTTGCAGATTAGAACACTTCCAAAAAAGTGAATATTCATGTCGTGATAATGCGCTGGCAATTACTAAACTTGAAGAAGCTTTATTATGGCTTAGAAAAAGAACTATTGGTAGAGAAAATCGTGGTGTAGAAGGTACTAGTATTAAGTAATTAGGAAACTTTAACAGGTTTCCTTTTATTATACCTATATTAAACGAAAAGGAAGTGTTCACATGAACCAAGCTGAAAAGCAGTTCATTCTAAATCTACAATTATTCGCTGATGAAGGTACACCTGTTACGTCAGATACCAATGAAAACATTGGCGCAGAGTTTGCAAAAGCTACATGGGAAGAAAAGGCTCAGATGCTCAGAAGTGAGCTAGATAAAGATGAAGATAATAAAGAAGACAAACATACTGACGATGAAGAAACTACCGATACAGGCGATTCTGAACAACGTGAGAACGATTCAGAAGAAACTGATGATAAGGTAGTTGAAGAGCCAAAGCACAAAATAAAAGTCGGTGGAGAAGAGAAAGAACTTCCTTTGTCTGAAATTATTAAACTTGCTCAACAGGGTGAAGATTACACTAAAAAGACCCAGGCTGTTAGTCAAGAACGTAGAGAACTTGATGAAATGAAAGCCAAACTTGAAATGCTTGCTGCTCAACAAGCTCCAAAGATTGATCCAATCACGGAAGCAAATAGAGAGGCAGACGCATTCAAGCAAGAGTTTCTTCGTATTACTGGTCAAGAGTTCAATGAATTTGATTTGTCTCACCAATCTGTATGGATGGACTATAAGCAAGAAGGTGCATACCGCAGACAATCACAACAACAAATACAGCAAACTACCAATTATGTTAGACAACAAGTACAAGCAGATCCTCAAATATTACAAGACTTTGATACTGCTATGTATGGACTATTAACCAAAGATGACGGTAGAGCAGAGTTCGATAAGGTATATCAAGCAAAAGCAAGGGTTATGCATGGTAACCCTTCAATCGATGATTTACAGCTAGTAGATCAATTTTACATTAAAGCGCAGACAGCAAAACAAGCTGTTGTTCCCAATACAAAACCGAAAGTAGTACCACAAGAAAAACAAGCCCCTCCCAAGGTGGAAAGAGCAGGTGCGGTTGAGAGTGACGATAACAAACCTACGTTTAATAAAAAGGCGTGGGCGAGTGGATCACAAGATGATCAAAAGGCAATGCTCAGAAAATTGAGGGAGAGCGGTCAAATTTAGGGGGATTTAACACATGACAATTAAAAAGACTTATTCTGAAACAACTAATAGAGAATTCTTATCCGATATGATTACTAACATTAGTCCTTATGATACTCCAATTCATTCCATGATTGGCAAGCAAAACGTTTCGGCTACTAAAGTTGAATGGCCGGAAGATGCCCTTCGCGCTCCTGGTAGCAATAAACACGTTGAAGGTGCATCTGATGTATCCGCATTAGGCACTCCTACCAATCGTAGCCGTTTGAGTAACTATACTCAAATCTTCAAGGAAGGTTATGAAGTGTCCGAAACGCAGCAAGAAGTTGATAAAGCTGGTGTGTCTGACGAGTTAGATTACAACATGCTGAAAGCAATGAAGACAATTGCACAGGACGTTGAGTACATGTACATGAATAGCACTGCTGCTGTAGCTGGTGATGCTTCGACAGCTAGAGAATCTGGTGGATTGCAAGCTTCCATCACTACTAACGTTCTTGCCAATGGTGGCACTACTCGCTTTATCGCAGAAGCGTTGTTAAATGATGGTTTACAAGCTGCTTGGGCTGCTGGTGGTGACGCACTAGATATTATTTGTTCTGGAGCTAATAAGCGTAGATTATCAGGTTTTACTGCTGGAAATACAAAACAAGTTGATGCAAAAGACAAGAAACTGATTGCTACTGTGGCAGTATATGAATCTGATTTTGGTCTTGCTAAGTTTCATGCTTCTAGATGGATGCCTGATACATTGATCTTTGGACTTGACAAACAGTACCTTAAATGCGGTTACCTTCGTAACTTCAAGCGTAAAGTTCTTCCTGACACTAATGATTCTAAGTCTGAAATCATCAAAGGCGAGTTGACTCTTATTACTCGTGCAGAAAAAGCACATTTCATTATCAAGGATCTTAAAGTATCTTAATTAACTGGCGTGGGTTTATAGCTCACGCCTTTACTTTTTATAAAGAGAGGTGTATATATTGATTCCAAATTTATACGATACAGCAAGCAAAACAGTGCTGCCTAATACTCACATATTGGGAATGCCGTTAATGGATGCTGCTGCTGGTGATATGCAGATTGAAATAGTTCCTGCAACTGTCAATAGGACGGCAACGGCAGCAGCTTGGACACGAACAGTTAAGCTTAGACTTAAAAATACAGCAGGTCAAACGCATGACTGGTTTAATAAGTCGGTTACTAGTGCAGTTTCTATTGCTGATACGTCAACTGCTGGCGTAACTTCTATTCCTAGCACAACTTTAGTATGGATTAACGGTGAGGCTAACGTGGTTGTGTCTGGTACTGCTGCTGCATGGGTAGCTGCTGAGACCAACACATTTACTGTTGCTAATATGACTGTCATGGGTTATACGGTGACAGGTGGAACAAGCGTAGAAACAATAGTATAAATCTTAGGGGGCGTTAAGCCTCCTTTTTATTTTAAGGCGGTGAAATTTGTGAGAGGACAAATATTACGCAAACAAGGCGATAATTTAACCTTGCAAACTATATACGATCCATCAGCCGTATATCGGCAAAATTATCTATCTAGAATGAACGGTCATAATGGTTGGACTACCGATAGAACCAGAAAGCAATTAGCAGATATTCCTGTTGATGATTTAAACGCTCTTATAACGGCAGGAGATATAG